CGTCTTTTGATGGAATAAAGCAAGCTTTATTGATAGCTTTCTGAGCATCTTTGATGAGGGATGTTCTAGCCTCGTTGTCAAAACCGTAGGTTTTCATAGGTATGTGTTTTTATTTTGAAATTTTCGATTCGTTTGTCGAAATCGATACCCCAAATATCTGAAAACTTCCAAACAACTTCCAAATTTTCGAGGAACTATTTTCGTGCGCGATTTCTCCTGCGCATTATGCGCGTGGAAACAGGCGTAAAATCGATTTTCTCAGAGCCTCGTATGCGCTGACCTGCGTAGGCGTGAGAGATGCCCTCAGATTCGATGTATTGGACTCAGTGTAGCCTCATGCGTAGGTATGTGTGTAGGTGCACGTATGTACGTGGGGGTGTGTCACATGCTTCCGTAGGGCTGGGCATCGGCGCCAATCTAGGTTTTCCCTGCTAGGAATCTCTTCGTACGTAGGTACGCATAGGTAGGCAGGTACATGAAGCTCTGCTTGATGCATGCATAGGTAAGTGTGTGAGTGCCAGCGCGTTGTGCTGAACCAAAAAGCTAGAATGTATGCGGCAAACATCTACGATGTTGCACCACGGGGTCTATTAAATCAAATTTTGTTATAACATAGTTTTTTAATTTATAACGTAGAATCCCCACAATCTACATTACTCATCATTTTTTCAACCCTACCCCTAGAAACATGCATAAAAAGCTGTTCATTTTTCAACATATACAATCAACTCATTACCTAAAAGCAGTATAAGGGACTGCATACTAAGCAGTTACTCTATTTACTTAAAGTAATGCTTTAACAGTTGACTATATCAAAAAAAAGCTGTAACTTTGCCTAACAAGCGTTGCTTTAACAGCGGCATCGTAGAAAGCTCTGCACGCATTTAAGGTGTTGAGGAAAGAATAAGTAAGATAGATGACTCTATCATCTTATATAGCTGTGGAGGGCACAAGAACTGTCCTCTTTTTTATGCATATATACTATGTATGTTTACTGTTTGGGGGAACCTCTCTATATATGTTCTGTATTTCGTACCCTCTACCTATATATGTTATGCATTCTGTACCTTCTCTCTATATATGTGGTGCTTTTCGTACCTAATGTCTAAACAGAGGCAGTCTTTTAATTGATATCTTTGCGAGTATGAAGCCAATAAGGAAGTATGATAATGGTGGTGACATCCCTTTAAATAAAAAGCACTTGGAGTTTATAAGAAAGAGAGCTAAGAAGGCATTTGATGAGGGTGATACTGAGAAAGGGAATAAGCTTACTCGCAGAGCAGATAAGAAAGAAGCTAGGCAGAAGAGAATGCATGATAGAGTAGAGAGGTTTATAGCTAAACAACAGGCAGCAGATGCTAAGCATGCAGCAATGAAAGCAAGAAACCCATTTGGTTCTATGGATGCAGCTATGGATGAAATAGAAAGAAAGCTTGATGCTCAAAAAAGAGAGCAGATTTCTAAAATAAACACCCCAAACCCTTCTTCTAAAAAGAGTGCTATTAATTCTAGACCTAGTACAACTCGTAAATACACCAGCAAGTAGATATATATGAAGCCAGTTAGGGTTAAGTCTGAATCAGTCCATAAGACTAAGAGTAAAAAGAAAGGTGGTAAAGAAAAACTACTAGAGAAGTTTACCAGTGATGTAAACATTACAGAAGAAGGTGGTGGATCAAGGAGTCTTAAAGTAAAGGATGTCAAAAGAAACAACAAGCAGAAGAATAAACAAGTGTTTATAGAAAGAGATGCTAGTGGTAAGGTTGTTTTAAAGAGCGTTCAAAAGAAAAAGATTAAGAAAGGGGAATTAGTTAAGGACAAAGCGAGAATAAGGAAGAGGCGAACTGCCTAAATCCCATATAATAAAATGATTAAATTTGCTTCATGGCAACGCTAACTACAAAAATAACTGAATCCGTAACAGTCAACAGTAAAGTTTATGGAGCTACAAACACCATGAGTATTACTGGTGTAAACAATGTTTATGAAACTGTTGTGACTATTGGTACAACAGCAACAACAGCAATAGACTTTGTAGCTTCCAATCCAACCTTTGGTTCTGTTTTAGAAGGAGATCTTAAGTATCTTAGGATAACAAACACAGATGCATCTAACGGTGTCCAAATTATCATAACACTCAAAGGTGCTTCAGACAAATATAAACAAACAATAGGACCAGGTAAGTCATACATAATCACTAGTGATAGTATAAGCTTTGACGGTGGTAGTGCTGGTTTTTTCGAGAATATTCAGCTTGACGCACTTACAGCAGACTGTGACTGTGAATTCTTTTTAGCAACAGCATAATACATTATAGATATGAGTACAGAGTCAGAAAGAATTGCAGCCCTTGAGAAGGGTTTTAAAGATGCTCAAGCTGCATCTGAAGCAAACTTCGACCCAATGAAAGGTCGTACATATATCGCTAGAATGTCTCCAGCAATGAAGAGGATGATGGTTGAGGCTATTAAAAAAGCTAGAGCTAATAGAGAAGAGAGGAAAAAAGCTAAGCGTAATGAGCAATCACAAGCTCCAGAAGAGATGACATCTTTATCTGCCCCAAAGAATACTTTAAAGAAACCAGGATTGTATGGGAGAGAAGAAATTGGAGATATGGAAAGTGCAACAACTAGATCTGCTGGATTAGTTGATAGGTCTTTACCAGGAAGAGAACTTCAATTCGGACCTAGTACAATAAAAGATGAAGCACCAGAAGGTATGACATCTTTGCCTACTCCAAGAAATACTTTAGAAGAAAGGGATATTAGAAAAGGTGATTCAAGAATAGAGTACAACCCATCTAGAAGAGATAGACGAAGATCTGAAAGAGGTAGAAGAGAATCCAGAGAAGAACAGGCAAGATATGAAGCAGAACTAGATGCATCATTGCGTGAAGACTTCCCAGATCTAGATCTAAGAGAAGAAAAAAAGATAAGAGATAAAAAGATAGCACAAAGACTTGGTTTGACAGTTCCTGTATCTGATCCTGCAACATCAGAATCTGTTCCAGGTATGGGTAAAGAAGTAGACTTAAGTCGTGTTGCTCCAGCTAGAGCTAGAAGAAATAGAACTACTGAGCAAACTATGAGAGAATATCGGAGAAGATTGAGACGAGAGCAGGAAGAAAACTTATTAGAAGATTACAATTACGGTGGTAAAATATTAAAGAAATACAGAAGATAATGAATAACGCAGGTACAATGGCTGAGATGATCGAAGCCGCTATGAAAAAGAAAGACGGACCTAAGGATAGTTTTACTATGGCTGGTCAATACACAGGTCCAGTTCAAAGAGATGGAGACCGTGAGTTTGTTATGTATGAATCACCAAACGGTGAGATGGTACAAGTATATGGTAACTGGAATGAGTTCGCCATAGATAGAGACGAACAAGGTCTTGACATAATCGCTGATGAAGACTACCCAATCGTTCGTAATGAAGATGGTGATTATGTGTTAGATGAGGCTGCTTATGAAAGAATGGGAGAAGAGAAGCGTATGGAGACAGATGAAGAGATGATGGATGAAGAGATGATGATGGAGCAAGACATGATGCAAAGAGAAATGATGGGTGAAGAGGAAGAAGGCATGATGATGGGAGGCGGTAAGATGATGTATGCAGAAGGTGGTATGCTTTCATCTGACGATAAAAAGAAAGGTAAGAAGGCAACACCAGAGCAAGCGTATCAGATCCTTAAGTCTGAGTACGAAGATATGCGTGAAGACTTAAGAAACAAAGAGTTTGTTACTAAGAAAGAAAAGATGGAGTTGGGTCTTGCTTATAAAAACATGCAAAGAGCTCTTAGAAAAAGAAGTGAAGCTATTCAAAAAGAGAACCCTCCAGTAATGATGGGAGGTGGGATGATGCCTATGAAGAAAAGGTATTAATCCTCGCTTTCTTCTCCTATAAGGTCGTTATGCATTCTCTGAACAAGCAGTCTTGCTTTTTGAGTTAATGCGTAACGTACTCTATAGTTGTACTTAGTCTCTTCTCTAAACAGATGAGAGTCCTCTGTACTCGATGGGGTTAGTTTATCGAACTGCTTATACAAATATTTATTACGTTGCAGGGGGTAGATTATTCTCTCAAGAATATTCTTCTCTCGTATCCCATATTCTTGGGACGCATACCTAGCTGTAAAGAATTCTAAATCGTACCCCCACAATAGAAACTCCAAGTGAGACGCTGATATGTTGTTCTTCTCACACGTATCCTTCCTAGCCTTCCTTATATTCTTTAAGAAAGTATACCCTAGATACTTTTGTTTCATCTTAGAGAACTCTCTGAACATCTTACCTTTTGCTATTCTAGATCTTGGCATATTTTAATTATCTTTGTTAAAATCAAATTTAAGAAAATGGATAGTAAAATACTAGAGTTCCTTCATAAAGTATCAGACAAGATAGAGGAGATTGAAGATATGGTCGAAGATTACGGCTATAAAGAAAAATTCCTGTCTTGTATTGTCGTTGGTGTTATCTCTGAAAGCGATGAGCACGGTTCTCTTTTAAACTCTATCTACTCTATGTGCATCGATTCTGATGAAGAGATGGAGAAGATAGAAGATTTTATCAAAACTACATACTCAAAACTCACTAAAGACAAGAGGGATGGTATGGATTCCATTTTCAAGGATATAAATTTAAACTAATGAATGGTCTAATAAGAAAAATTATCATAGGGCAAAACCCTAAGGATGGCATGGCTTATTACCTCGGCATGAGAGCTGGGGATGGTACGGTCTCAGCCATAATTATCGATGGTGAATATCTACACAAGTATTCAAAGGTTAGGTACATGGTCTACGTTGAGAATGACGAAGGCACAAACCTATGGAAGTCTGTCAATGACGTCCCTTGTATAATTGAGTACGATCTAAACTTTTGATATGAAGACAATGAATCTTTTTGTCGTTAAGGTAGACAAGCCTATTAACGACACTATGAAAACAGAAGGTGGTCTAGAGTTATTCGTTGACACTAGGTTCAATGAGTTTGAACACAGACAAGTGTTTGGTGAAGTAGTCTCTGCCCCACTGTTAATCGAGAATGATGTAGAGCCTGGAGATACACTTTACTTCCACCACTTGGTTGTTGTAGAAGGTGGTCAGAAAATCCCATGGGAAGAGAATCACTACATCGTTAAGTGCGATAAGCAGTTCACTATTGGTAACCAGGCGTTTGCTTACAAGAAGAAAGGTAGTAATGAGATCACCCCTTTGTTTGGATGGTGCTTACTTGAAGAGGCAGAAGTAGAGAAAAAAGAATCTTTCATAGAGCTGGTGAATACAGAAGAAGACCTACCGCTTACAGGTATTGTTTCTTTTGACGCAGACTGCTTAGAAGAACTTGATGTCAAGAAAGGAGACGAGGTAGGGTTCGCAAAGAACATGGACTATCGTGTAAACATAGACGGTAAAGAATACTACCGTGTAAGATCGGAGGACCTGCTGTATGTCAAAGAATAGTTTTACAACGATTAGCGCTTCTAGAAAGCTAATGTCTAGTATGGAGGAAGCCATTGACAACATGATACAAGAGGTAAAGAAACCTATTGATCAAGAGATTAGTGGTAGCGCTAGGAAAGCAGAGCTTCAGTCTGTAAAGCAGACAGCCATAGACTGCAAAGAACTGATAATAGAACGGCAGAAACTAGCTGAGATGATAAAGTCTTTAGAAGACAACGGTACTATCGAAGACAAGAAAGACTTCGGTGGCGGCTTTGCTGAGAAGTACTCAAAGAAATAACACATTAAATTTAACGACATGCCTAAGTATAAATGCGATTGCCATAAGAAAGTATATACCATTGCTAACGTGAAGATTAAAGTCAAAGATGGAGAGCTTTACTCTGAAGGTGCTGACTGCCCTAAGTGTGGAAAGAATATGAAACTAGCAAATCCTAAGTCTGGTGTAGCTAACTTCAGTAGTAACTCTATGGGGCAGGTGAGGTAGTATGGCTGGTCTTGTAAATATAGAAGGCTTTAGCGATACTATAGTAAACATCTGTCCAGACAACACTAAAGGTGAAGTCATTGAGCTGGAAGGTTTGTACATACAGCTACCAAAGAAACCTAAGAAGTCAGAAATCTTATATCACGATAAAAAGAAATCTGACCAAAGGTGGACGAGAGAAGAAATACCAGAAGCTCTCAAAGCTATTAGGAGTATGGATGAGTGGTACGAATCTCCTAGAGAGTTTAGAGAGAAGTACACTCCTTACATTGACCAAGAGTTCAAGCGAAGAAAGCATGGGGTGTGGTTCTATAATAACGGTGAACCTACATACATAACTGGTAGGCACTACATGATATTGCAGTGGAGTAAGTTTGACGTAGGTTACCCTTACTACTTTGTATTCCAAAGAAAACTATTCTTACACATGCAGGCTTGCGAAGTAGATCCTAGGTGTCTAGGTCAGAACTTCGTGAAGTGCAGACGTTCTGGATACACTAATATGATCAGCTCTGTGTTGGTTGATGAGGCTACCCAGGTGAAAGAAAAGCTTTTAGGCATACAGTCTAAGACTGGTAAGGATGCACAGGAGAATATATTCATGAAGAAAGTAGTTCCAGTGTTTAGCGCATACCCTTTCTTCTTCAAGCCTATCCAAGATGGTACTACAAATCCTAGGATGGAACTGGCATTCCGTGAGCCATCAAAGCGCATCACTAAGAACAACAAAGTAACTAGAAGAGGGGATGCCCTCAATACTATTATAAACTGGAAGAACACTGTAAACAACGCATACGATGGTGAGAAAACCCACAGGCTGTACTTAGATGAGTCTGGTAAATGGGAGAAGCCAGCTGATATCAATGAAGCCTGGAGGATAGAAAAAACATGCCTGATTGTTGGTAGAAGGATTATTGGTAAGGCGTATGTCGGTAGCACAGTAAACCCAATGGATAAGGGTGGTGAGGAGTACAGAGTTTTGTATTATGACTCAGATCCAAAGGATAGAAACGAGAACGGTAGAACCAAGAGTGGGCTGTATAGTATCTTTATCCCAGCCTATGAAGCACTAGAGGGATTCTTTGATATATATGGTAACTGTATCGAGGATGATCCAGCCTCTCCAGTCATGGGTATTGACGGTGAGATGATAGAGATAGGCAGTAAGACTTACCTTAAGAACGAAAGAGCTTCACTGAAAGGTAGACACTCAGAACTGAATGAGATCATACGCCAGTTCCCATGGACTATTGAAGAAGCATTCCGTGATAGTATCGAGTCTAGTCTATTCAATGTAGGTAAGCTGTACGAACAGATAGACTACAATAACAATATGTACCCCAACCCAGTTGTCAAGGGTAACTTTATCTGGAAAGAGAAAGACAAAGAGGTTGTCTTCTCACCAACATCGAATGGTAGGTTCAGAATATCATGGATGCCTAAACCAGAAGATAGGAATAAGATTGTAGACGATAGAGGTAAGGTATCCCCTGGTAATGCTCACATTGGCGTAGGGGGTGTGGATAGTTACGACCTTGACCAAACTCTAGATAACAGAGGATCTAAGGGTGCGTTGCACATGTACAATAAGTTTAACATGCATGCACCTAGCAATATGTTTGTACTTGAATACGCTTCTCGTCCAGAGCTTGCTAGTATATTTTATGAAGATGTATTAATGGCTGCTGTGTACTATGGTTACCCTCTATTGATAGAGAACAATAAGTATGGTATTGTAAGGTACTTTGAGCAGAGAGGTTTTGATGGTTATCTTATGGATAGACCAGATCACTTGAAAGCTCCAGGATCTAAGTCAGTGAGAACCAAGGGTATACCATCTAACTCTGTAGATGTAATACAGTCTCATGCACAGGCAATCGAAGCATACATACACAGCCACGTTGGTGACAACATTGACACTGGTGAGCCTGGTAATATGTATTTCAACAAAACACTTGAGGACTGGATAGGTTATAGGATAGACAAGAGAACAAAGTTTGACCTTACCATTAGTTCTGGTCTATGTCTCTTAGCTGCACAGAAGGTTAAAGTTAAAGAAGAGACTAGATCAAATTTTTCAGATAAACAATTTTTTAGAAAGTTTAAGCCTAAATCTTACCACTCATAGATTTACTATATTTGCGAGGACATGAATAGCTATCAAAAGAATAAAAAGTATGGGTTCCCAGACCCTCTGGTATCGGCAGATATCAAGAAGTCTCCAGATTATGGGTTGAAGTTCGCTAAGGCGATCATGGATCAATGGGGGAAGATGGATGCTGAGAATTCACTGTTAAGAAAAAGACACAATGTTTTTAACAGGAATAAACTATACGCTAACGGAACTCAAGATACTACTATTTACACACAGCTGTTAACATCACTAGATCCAAATAATGGTGATGGTAGCTTCTTAAACTTAGACTTTACTCCAGTTCCAATACTGCCTAAGTTTGTTAGGATTGTAGTCAACAAGATACTCTCTAAGAAACCATACCCAAACCTTGAAGCAGTTGACCCCCTCTCTTCTTCAGAGAAAGACATACAACGCAGGAAGGTTGAGATGCAGATTCTAGCTAAAGAGAAAACAGCTGCTATTGCTGAGAAGCTAGGTGAGGGAGATGCTAAGACTAAGAACATACCAGAGACACTAGAAGAGGCTGAGATCTTTAGCCAAAATAACATAAAGTCATCTGGAGAGATAGCTGCTCAGATTGCAACAAACCTAACCCTAGAATGGAATGATTTTGATGATAACATCTTTAGAAGAGCAGTCCTTGATCTTGTGAGATACGGTATGGGTGTTGTGAAAAGAAGCAATGACCCTAACTATGGTATTGTTGAAGAGTACATTGACCCAGATAAGTTTATTCATAGCTACACAGAAGACCCTAACTTTAATGATCTAATCTATGCAGGTCATATTAAGACTATCACGATCAGTGAGTTGAGAAGACTTGCTGCAGGTCAGTTAGAAGAAGAAGAACTACAAGAGATAGCAAAGTCTACAGCCAGAAATAAAGGCTATGACATGACTGGGTTTTCTAAGACAAATTATGACGAGCATACTCAGAGATACAGATACGGGTATGATGAGTACATGGTTGACATATTAGACTTTGAATTCAAGGCGGTGGACTGCCTCTATTTTGAATCTAAAGAAAGTAAACATGGGAACGTAGGGTTCTACTTCAAGGGTGATAGCTATAAGAAACCAGAGAACTCTGTTTACGAGAGAGAGGTTTCTAAGATGGAGAACGAGGTTGTATATGGAGGAACATATATTTTAAACTCCAAGAAGATCCTAAACTATTGTCTCAAATCAAACCTACCTAAGAACATTCATGATCTTTCAAGAGTAAACCTTTCTTACTTCCCAGTAGCTACTAACCTTATTGACATGGTTCCTAAGTCAATGGTTGATAGCTGTATTGGTTTTGCCGATCAGTTACAGTTGACTCACTTAAAGATTCAACAAGCTATTGCTAAGGCTAAGCCAGATGGATTGATCATCGACATCGAAGGGTTAGAGAATGTACAGCTAGGTAAAGGCGGTGAGTTACAACCTCTTGACCTCCAAGATATTTACGAGCAGACTGGTGTATTCTACTACAGAAGTAAGAACCCAGAGGGAGGATTCCAGAACCCACCTATTCGTGAGATTGGTAACTCAATCAGAAACATCAATGAGTTTATTGGTATTTACAATCACTACTTAAGATTGATCAGAGATACTACTGGTATCAACGAGATGATGGATGGTAGTACACCTAAGGGAGATACTCTTGTGGGTGTTCAACAACAAGCTATTGCTGCTGGTAATAACGCTATATACGATATCACCAATGCCTCTATGGTCTTGTTCAAGAAAGTATCTTCTGATATCGTCAAGTGCTTGCAAGTAATACCTAGAGAATCTATTCTTTACAAAGCATACGAGAACGCAATAGGGAAGGAGAACACTTCTTTGATTACATCCTTCAGCGATCTTTCTTTATACAACTTTGGAGTTACAGTAAGGAAAGAGATGGAGGAGCAAGAAAGAATACTTCTTGAGCAAAACATACAAGTATCACTTGCTCAGAAAGAACTTGACCTTGAAGATGCAATAGCTATTAGACAGCTCAAAGATGTCAACCAAGCTCAAAGGCTTTTGATTGTTAAGAGAAAGAAACGTATGGCTACGAATCAACAGATGGCTATGCAGAACTCTCAGATGCAAGCTCAGATTCAACAGCAGTCTGCAGCTGCAAGTTCTCAAGCTAGAATGCAAGAGATGCAGATGGAAGCTCAGATCAAGTCTCAAATGATGCAGCTTGAATCTCAGATGGAAATGCAGATGAAGCAAGCAGAGCATGAGATGAGAAAAGAGATTGAGATGCTTAAGGCTCAAGCACTACTTGGTATGAGATCTGAAGGAGAAGAGTTCAAAGAGAAGCTTGAGGTTCTTAAAGAAGACAGAAAGGACAAGAGAGTTGATAAGCAAGCAGCTAAGCAATCAAAGCTTATCTCTCAGAGAAAAGGTGAGAGAGGTGAGCTTCCAGAAGTTCAGTCTGATGACAGTGAGCAGCCTGGAGAATTAGATCAGATTATAGACCAATTAATACAGTAAGATAATGGCAGCTATTAATTTAGATACAGCGGCAAGACTTGACATAACTTGTAGAAAAGGAGATACATTTCAATTAGAGATTGACTTTGAACAAAGTATTCCTACTGCAACGTGGTTGATGCATGTTAGAGAAACAGATACATCAGAAGAGGATGAAAATATAATAATACCTGAGGATGATATAACTTTTGCTGTTTCAGATAACTCAAGCGGTGTTACAAATGCTCTGTTAACAGTCACTATTGCCGATAGTGTTATGGCGGAAGTTCAATCTGGAACTTATGTTTACGATATACAAAATGATTCTGTTAATGTAACTAAGACTTACGTGTTTGGTTTATTCAAAGTAAATGAAGATGTAACAACACCTTGATATGGCAATAACTATAAAAATAAATACACCTTCACCTATTTCTATAAATGCAGGACCTATTGCCAGTGAGCCTAGTACAGTAAACGTATTAAGCAGTACAGGTGAAACTTTAGGGTTTTTAGATTCAGCTAAGGCTGAAACGATTAATTTAACAAGTGGTGCAGTATCTTTTACTAAAGTTGGTAGTCAAGGACAGGTATCAACTACCCAATCAGCTTCTGGTATAGCTTATGAGCCTCAACATCCTACCGCTAATTTTAGCACGGTATCTGGTGATAGTTGGGATAACTATACTTCTGGCAATTATGATCGCACACAACCAGTTTTTCCAGCTAGTTATGCTACAATCAAACGTAACGCTACACAAGCAGATGTAAGAGGAACACCAGCAACTAGTACAAGTGCATCAGATGCAGTAGTTCCAACGATACTAGAATCAAATAATGCTTTCGGTAACAAGTTTAGATACACAGATGATCAAGGTAATGCTTCAAATGCTACTGTTGGATCAAACTTATATGCTCATGTAGATTGGCTTAATCATAACTGGAGTACCGCAGGCTCAACGGCTTACTATGTTATTGACCATCTTACGGGCTTTGGCTACACAGTAAAATATGAAGATGATGACGGAGTATTTAACGTTCAAAATACATCCAATGGTCAAACTTGGGAGGACTGGATAAGCTACATTAACGGCACACATCATGGATATACTGGCTGGATGCCTTTAGATTGTGGCGAGGTTATGAATGCTCATGGAGCTTGCTCACAACCACAATTAACTTGGGCAAATAACTTCTTTGAGTTTGAAGCTACGGCTGGAAATGGTAGAGGTTCATTTATTACTGGTGAAACTTCAAGCATTGTGAACACTGGTTTCTTATCAATATTTGATACTGCAAATCTTGATCTTATACGATCAGTTACAAAAGCCAAAGATGGGAGTTTTTTCAATAGGATAGCAAACTGTTTCATGAAAAGAAAACACTACTAAAATGAACAAGTATATCAGACAAACAATGGTACAGTACATTGTTGAAGACGAAGTAGAGGCTAATAGCTATGCAGAAGCGGAGGCTTTACCTATCACGCAAGAAGTTCCAGAAGGTGCTGAAATTCAAGTGCCCATAGCTATATTGAAGGATAACTATAGAAATAAGTTATGAGAGATATAAAAAGAATCGTATTACACTGTTCAGCTACTGTAGAAGGTAAAGAGTATTCTGTAGATACTATAAGAAGTTGGCACACAGCAAAAGGTTGGTCTGACATAGGGTATCACTATCTCATCAGTCTAGATGGATGCATAGGTATTGGTAGACCAATAGACAAGCAGGGTGCTCACGTTAGGGGTCACAATAAAGATACTATCGGTATCTGTTATGTTGGTGGTGTAGACGCTGATCTTAAACCAAAAGATACCATGACTCCAGAACAGGAAGATACTTTCAGAAGTCTTGTTGCTTCTATCAGAACTTTGTTCGGAGAAGATATAACTATCCATGGTCACAATGAATTTTCATCCAAGGCTTGTCCTAGCTTTATAGTTAAGGAAAAGTTCTCTGATTTATATTAATTATTAAACTAACAATTATGATTTGCGAAACATGTTGTAACTGTCCTTTGTGTGCCTTGTGTCCTTTTTGCAAGGGATAGATTAGACCTTAAATAATCATGAAAGCTCCGATTACCTTCGAGCAGTTTGTAAAGAATCCTACGATGGCAGTATTCTTTTTGGTGACACTAGCAGTTGGCTATCTGTACATTGATAACAGGATGAACTACACTAGCCAGATAGAGGCATGCTCTAAACGCACAATCTATTTAGAAGGTAAGATAGAACAGCTTTCCATGCGATTACACAAGAGTGATAGCATCCTAGCTAGGACTGCTGCAAGACTTGAAATACTTAACGAGCTTGCAGGTAAGTAATAAATATATAATAGCTATAGCCGTAGTAGTTGTCATTTGTACACTACTCATTCGTAACTGCAAGAATGAAGTTGACATAGTAGATCCTCCTCAGTACAGGTATGAGACTATTCGAGACACAGTAACCACTACAATAACCAAGACTAAGATTGACACCATAGTTATTGAGATAGAAGAAACTATCAATAACATTATGGATAGAACAGAGACTGTGGTTAGGGAGGTAATAAAAGAAAGGGACTCAATGGTTGTGCGAGTGGTTGAACTAGAGCAAGTGACCAATATCTTTGTTTACGATACTGTAAAAGTATTTGTAGATATACCTCCAGATAGTGTAACAGTTTATAGTGTATGGGAGTACGAAAGTTTTGATGGAATAGAAAAGACAATAAAGAGGGATACCTTACAGAAAAGTAGAGTACATAGGCATTACGCTCAGAAATACATCATTAAATAGACAAGGTGTTTATTAATTATCTTTGCTTTTATGAAAGCCAGAAAAAAGAAAACTGCTTCTAACTCTCAGAGGATTAAAAACCTACTGAAGAAGTACAATCTTTCTGGTGTTAATAAACCAAAGAGAACTCCTGGT